AAGTATGGTAAGAAGATCCATGATAAGATCCTTGCTGCTATGCAACCTGAGTTCCAAGATGAGACACCAGTAAATGTCTTTGATCTTTGGGAAGGTGCTAACTTCAAGTTGAAGATTAAGAAAGTAGCAGGGTTCTGGAACTATGACAGCAGTGAGTTTGATTCTGTTAGTGCTCTTAGTTCAGATGATGATGAACTGGAAGCAATCTGGAAAAAAGAACATTCATTAGAAGCATTTACTTCTAAGGATCAGTTCAAGTCTTATGAAGATCTTGAGCGTCGTTTGAACATGGTACTTGGCATTGGTCAACGTCCTGTTACTCGTCCTTCTGTTGATGACGAAGAGTACGAACCAGTTGCTGCTTCTACACCTTCTCCTGTTAAACAGGAAGCAGTTGTAGATGATGACGATGCACTATCATATTTTGCTCGTCTTGCTGAAGAGTAGGTGAAAAAAGAAAAGGCAGGTGAAGTTATTGGTCATCCATTATGGATGCTTCCAGTCATGCTAATAGCATTGTTAGCTTTGATTGAAGGTCTTCATACTTCAGCACATTTATATAAAGATATAGATGTTCATGGATGGGCAGGACAATATATCAGGAAGAATCCTGATGCTTGTAATTCCGATTCTGATTATTGAATTCTATAAAACTGGAAAAAAAATTCGGGCAATTTTTTGCCCGAAAAAGTCAACCAGTTTGCTTAAGACGCTGACTAATATAGTTGGCGTCTTTTTTGTAGATGTTTTGTGATCTAAAATCATCCACAAATGATTGTACATAATTTTGTTTGAGGAGATAAATTTCTCTCTTCTTTTCATTCTCTATTTGATAATGTTCAGCAACGGTGATGGGACTTGCAATCTCATTGCCGTTTTTTAATACGACAGAACCATCAATGTTTAACTTATGTGTACCATCATAGAAAGTTTTATCTACATGTAAACCAGCAGCATACTGTCCTATAGATTCTTTGATTTCATAGTGATTGATCTGACTGTATGGATCATCAAATTCTTGTTCTAATACTTTATACAATTCATAGTTTTGCATTGGCCAATCATATTGTGCGTTGACCATATTATTTGTGATAAGAATTACCCAATCATAGAATTGATTCCCATAAAATCTTTTAGCTAAAGTATCTGGACGTTCTCCATCTCTAATAGCATACTTATTAAAGTAAACAGCACTAGAAAAGACATCATCATTGACTTTATATCTACGAAAGAAATTCTTTGCTATTACAAAATCTGATTCTGAGAATGGATATTTGATTGGTTTCTCGTCGTATGCGAGATTTGGAATGATTGAGAAATACATTATCGTATAGCACCTGAGAGAACTTCTTCGGCAAAGTTGATCTTTGTCTCTTGGAAATTAATTGATAATTCTATAGAAACTGGTTGAGCAGCAGGATCATTATATGTAGCATATGCACCATCGGGTGTGTAGTTTACATCTACTTGTGTGACAGCTAGCATTTTATATCTTGGAAGAATTCTATGCTCCTCGGATCCTCTCATGAAAGAAACCTTGCAAAGGTTTGGTATACCAATAAATCCTGCTACCACTCCCTTATTCTGATCTTTTCCTGAATCATTAAATCCCATCACTTGTCCTGGATCACGATGTGGTAGAGTACATGCTTTAAATGTTCTTACGATTTTATTGATTGCGTCTGAATCATCTTGATTTCTGGGAACCAACTTGAATTTTAACATAAAGTTCCTCATGTCAACACTTTGGTATAGTAATTCAGTGTTGGGATTCATGATAGCTCCAGAGATTGATCCAAAGATGTCATTATTATCAAGTTGATCACCACCAGCTGCTTTAACTGCCTTCTGTAAAGCTTTAGCAGAAAGTAACCCAAGAGCTCTTTGTCCAGCGTCAGTTATAGTACCAAAACCTGTAGTCATTTTTGCATCTAGTCCTGTTTGACCAGCAGCTCCTAGAATACCTGCACCAACTGTACTGAATGCTTTACCACCCCAATTACCTCTAAAACCAGTAGATATATCTTCTGGCATATACATTACGATAGGTTCAAATCCTTTTCCAGCATCTTCGTATTGTCCAGATTGGTTATAGTCAGTGGTACTATTCCATAGGTTCTCTAAATTCTTCTCTCCAATTTTTAATGCTGCCCTATCATCTCCCCATATAGCTTGAAAGACATTACCTTTACCAAATCCAGTTCCTCCAGGTCTTCTATAAGTCTCCATCTGTTTTCTATCACCAAATGGGGGAAGATATTTTTTAAACTCAAATAATACATAGTCACTATCTGGACCAATGGTTCCTTTAGCAGGATATTGTGTAGTAACTGCATCATAGTTTGTACCAGGACCTACGGGTGGTTTTATCCGAGCTTTTACCCCCGCTTGCTTCATTGCATTATCTAGTTCAACAAATTCACCACCATTCGTAGCTCTTTCAGCATTAGTAAGATCGTTACCAATACCTGGCTTTTTATTAGAAGTCCATCCACCATAGTCTTGCTTTATCCAAATTTGTCCATTAGAATCCTTGAACCAATCTCCTCGTTTTGCATCTATTGGTGGGTTAATTGGTTGTTTTACACCCTTAACCATGGTGTAATTTTCATCTATTACTTTTGCCATTATTTTGCCATCTCCCTAGATTGTTTGGTTCCATAACCTTTCACGATTCTTTGACCTCGGATTTTATCGTAGAAGTTCTCGTCAGTATCTTTCCATACTTCAGATTTTTCTATAGGAAATATCATACCATTCACATTTCTAACAAAATCTTCTGTTGGTAATAGGATAGCAGTATCCCATTCACTTGCAGCTATATCTAGGTATAATCCTTCTACATGTTGGCTTAGGTATTTATGAAAGCATCTCTTAGGAATGTCAATTCTACCTTGCATTAGTTTCTTTGTAGCTTGTATTCTTTTCTTTGGTGACATGTAATGTAGGTTAGCACCCCAAAATTCAGTTTTATTTGGTGCTTTGATTGCATATACTAGTGGAAACCTATCATAGTAAGGTAACCATTTCATTTTTGCTTTATACTCAAACATATAAAGGTGTCCTGCTACTGTATATCTACGTAGTTCATTTTCATCTTGTTCTTCAGCAGCACCTACTCTATCACTCCTTTCATTTAATATATACTTATTAAAATTTTTCTTATATGCACTAGCTTCTGCTTTTACAGCAGATCTGTACCAAGATAGTGTTCTTTTCTCTCCACCTGTTTTTGCTGATACTCTTTCAAACAGGGTTTTATATCCTGGGTTTGTGTTTACGTTATTGCGCTGTACGGCGGCGAATCCTGTTGCCATTGTTTCATACTCCTAAATGATCCTCGGTTAATATTAAGAAGTTCATCTGCCTGTCTTCACAATATTCACGAGCAGCAGACCATTTAGTTTGGTTTTTTGCGTATGTTAATGCAGCATTACGATATGAGGCAGTTCGTTTATTCTTTTCATTCGGTGGTTGTGTTTGTTTTTTGGGTTTTACTTCAATAATATATTTCGTGATCTTATTAGACTTTTCACGAACTTTAATATAGAAGTCTGGATAGTATCTTCTCACCTTACCATCAGGAGCTCTGTATGGTATAATTACTTCTTCACTACCCCACTGTAATATTGAAGGGTTATTGTCACAGAACACCATGAACTTTCGTTCCCATAGCGACCTATAAACAATATTAGTCGGGTTGCCACGGTACTTCTTTGGGTTTTTAGGTTTAAAATACCCAGAGTACGCCATAAATATAATTAGTCCAACATAGGTATTTAGCGTGTCATCTGGAATTACGTCATTTCTGAGTCAGGTCAGTAGAAACGGTGGAATGTCGTTTAGCAATAATTTTATTGTGGAATTCAAGAATGGTGCTGACGTATACTTTGATAATGATTTAGTGGAGATTTTCTGTGAAGAAGCACAGCTACCTAATTCAAATACTGCGACTGGAACACAAACTGGATTAGTTACTGGTCTTGGTTCTATAGATTATCCACATACGAGAGTTTTTACAGAATTTTCTCTTACATTCATGTTAGATGCTAATTTGAATATATTGAAGTCTTTAAACAAATGGTATCATGATATTATTGGTGGTCAAGAAAATAATACAACTGAAATGGGAGGGAATGCATTAGCTTCAAATAGAGTAATGAGGGTTAGATATAGAGATGATTATGTAGGTGATATTCACATTTCAAAGACAGAAGCTGGAAAAGAGTCTGCTACTGACAGAAAACCTATTACTTATGTTATGGAAAGATGCTGGCCGTATCAGATTGATGCTATTCCTCTACAATTTGGATCTTCTCAAATTACAAAGGTAACTGCTAATTTTAAATACGAAAGACATTATACTATGGAGCAGGATGTCAGATTTGCTCCTCAACTTACTAGAGGTGAGCAGCTAATAAAATTAAAGAAAGTTGTGTTATAACACAGCAAATTCGACTTTTCAATTCCATAAAACCCGAAAAAATTACTCGGCAAATTTTTCGCTAAAAAAGTCGATATATATAAATATGACCTTGGAGTAAATATTATGGCATTGCCAAAGGTAGTATTACCTACTTATGAACTAGTAATTCCGTCTAACGGGAAAAAAATTAAATATCGTCCTTTTGTGGTAAAAGAGGAAAAGGTACTTTTATTAGCTTTAGAAACAAAGGATGAAAAAGAAATTGAAAGATCTGTAAGAGACCTCTTGAAGGCTTGTATTCAATCAAGAGTAAAACTAGAAGATTTGGCAATGTTTGATTTGGAGTATATTTTTCTCCAAATTCGTGCTGTCTCTGTTGGTGAAATTGTAGAAATGAATGTAACTTGCAAAGATGATGAAAAAACGCAAGTTAAGTATACTTTGAACCTTAGTGAAGTTAAAGTTACTAAACCAGAAGGACATGACCATAAAATTATGTTAACTGATGAAATGGGCGTTATTATGAAGTATCCTTCTTGGAATGAATTTATTGGTGGATCAGTTATGGGTAAATCTCCATCTGCAGATGATATAGTTGAGATTATGTCTGGTTGTATCGATCAAATCTTTGATAAAGAGGATGTATATGATAATGCTACTACAACTAAAAAGGAATTTATTCAATTTGTAGAAGGATTGACTAATAGTCAATTTGAAAAAATTCAAGGGTTTTTTGAGAATATTCCTGTATTAGAACATAAATTTACGGTGAAAAATCCGAATACTGGAGTTGATTCTGAATTTACAATTAATGGTTTAACCAATTTTTTCGGATAGCCCTCTTTCATAACACGCTAGAGGGGTATTATAAAACTAACTTTACTTTGATGCATCATCATAAATACTCTTTGACTGAGATCGAAAATATGATGCCATGGGAGAGGCAAGTTTATACTACTCTTTTAATGCAACATCTAGAGAATCTTAAAAAACAACAAGAAGCAGCTAAGCAACGATAATGGCACACGGTTTCCTATCATATGACAAGAATATAGGTCAATCCTGGTTTGAAGAAAAACTGGAGAAGGAGCTTGATAAGCAAACCAAAAATTTAAAAGGATTTATTAGAGATAAATTTACTGATCTTTTATTTAATCTTAGGACTAAAAGTCCACGAAGTCCAAAACCATATCGGATGTCTAAAGAGGATTCAGTACCTCTAGCAAAGGCATTTGAGGCCAGTTCAGTAAGGGGAGCATTGTCTCCAGGATCAGATGCAGTAAATGCATCTTCTATTCATGGTGGTTCAATAGTTAATCAGGTTAGATCTAATAGTAAACCATTAGATGCAGAAATGCTTGCTAAAGATGCTATTGTTAATGTCATTCCTATGCAGGCAGATGAGGATGGCAATTTCTTCGCTAAACATGCAGATCTTGCTCCTCCTGAGGGTGGAGGTAGTGGTACTGGGGAAATAGTAAGGGTACTTGAAGAACAAACGGAGGTCTTATCGAGTTTAGTTCAAGCTACAGATGATCAAACAGATAATCAAACTAGAATCGCTCAAAACCAAACGCAAGAAGCAAACAAATTAGCTAGGAAATCTAAGATTGCTGCTGAAACTGCTGGATTCACTAAGGATGATTTCTCTACTAATATAGCATATGAGGCTCTCGGTGCAGGTGGTCGTGGTTTGATGCGTGGTCGTGGAGTAGGTGGTGGTGGTTTGATGGGTGGTGGTCTTGGTATGATGGGTATGGGATTAGGTGGTAAGGTTGCTGCAAGAAGAATGCTAACCAATTCTATTATGAGAAGAGGTGGTAGTAGAGCAATGAGAAGAATGGGTATTGCTTTAGGTGGTCAATTTAGCAGAGGTCTTGGAAAAAAATTAGGAAAAAAATTAGGTGGAAAAGCAATTGGTAAGATAGCAGGTGGTGCTCTAGGTAAGAGTTTAGGTAAGAAAATTCCACTTGTAGGATTGGGACTTGGTGCTCTTTTTGCTGCTCAGAGAGCAATGTCAGGTGATTGGTTAGGTGCTGGTTTGGAATTAGCTTCTGGTACAGCATCAATATTTCCTGGAATTGGTACTGGTGCTTCGGTTGGTCTTGATGCTGCTTTGATGGCGAGAGACATGACAAGGATGGACACTGGTGGTGAAATGAGTGGTTTTCCTGGAAATTCTATTCTTTCAGTTAATGGTAATCCACTTACAAGTTTTAATGAGAGAGGAAATTTAAACGAAACTATAAAAATTACAAAAGATAAGGCTGGTGATGGTTTAAAGATAGGTGAAGGTATACTTGAGGCACAAAGAAGAAAAAAATCTATATTTGGTAAAGTTCAAGCAGAAGGAATGAAAGAATATTATGATAAACAAGGTGGATGGGCAAGAATGGGTGAATCATTTGAATTTAATACTAATATTTTTGAAGGATTTGGTAAAACACTAAAGGATATTCTTGGTGCTATTACATTACCTATGGGTTATAAACCGTTCCAATTTAATAGTAATGGAGATAGTAGTAGTAGTGAAGATAGTGGACAATATGGTAAGAAGAAGGATGGATTCTGGTCTAAACGACATAGTGGTGAAGAGATGCAAGTTAATGCAGATGGAGTATTTCAATCAAAGATTGGTGGTGTAGTTACTAAAATTGGTGAGCATAAAGATCTTGGTAAATATGTTGATATTGTTAATTCAGAAAAGGGTGTAACTGAAAGAATTGCTGATATTTCAGAGGTAATGCCAGGAATTGAAGTTGGAGCATCAATTGGTCCAGGAGATCCTGTTGCTAAAGGTAATAACGCAGGTATTGTTCATTATGAGATTAGGAATGGTGGAAATGAAAATCCAGAAAAATACAAAGCTAAGTTTGGGCATGGTGGAACTAAAGACCCTAGTGAGTTTCTAGAGGGAATTACTAATGTTGAGAATACATCCTCAACTGTTTTAAATAATCTATCTGAAGAAACAGGTGCAAAAGCTAATGGTGGAACTACAATCATTAATAATATTATAAACGAACAATCGAATGCTTCTAATAATCAGGGCAGTGATGTTGCATTGGCATCAAGTTCTGGAGATATGGTTGACAAAGTTTTTGGTTCAATGATTGCATTTAGGGCATAATGGAAAAATTTTCTTCAGCAACAGATTTTCAACTCAAGAGATTTGTAATCTATAAAGCATCGTCTACGAAATTTAAAAAGAAAGATGGATTAGATATTAAGAAAATAGTCGAATCTTTTGAATATGTGGAGTCTATTGTACATCCATTTTTAATGGCATCTGCAACAATAGTTGATAGTGCTGGTTTGATTGGATCTCTTCCTATTAAAGGTGGTGAGAGAGTAGTTATTCAAGTAATGACTAATATTAGTGATGTTCCAATTGAATATGATATGGTTGTTTGGAAAGTTTCTAATCGTTTTGCCCAACAAAAGAAACAAGTTTATTCTCTTGGTTTGATATCTCCTGAAGCATTACAAAATGAAATTACAAGAGTTAATGTGGTAATGGAAGGCAATCCTGAGGAAATTATTAAAAAAGTAGTAAAAGATAAAGAGTATATTGGTAGTGAAAAGGATTTTTTCTCTGAACCTTCTTTATTAGAAACCAAATTAATCCCTACCAAAACGAGACCATTTGACCTTGCTGCACAATTAGCAGTTAAGAGTATTTCTCCTAAAGCTAAATTTGAAAGCACTAGTTCAAAAAGTACAAGTAAAACTGCTCAGGAAATTAAAGGTAGTGGTGGATTTATGTTCTGGGAGACACGTAGAGGATATAATTTCTTTGCAGTTGATTCTTTATGTGCTGATGATAAAAGTCCTTTAAAATCTGATAGATTACAAGTAAAGGCATGGGGTTCGGGAAGAAATAAGGAATATCAAGAAAGACTAGGAAATATTGGAGATGGTGCAGATGATAGATTTACAATTAAAAAATCTATATTTGAATCTGAGGTTGACATGCTATCATCTTTAAGACTGGGAAAATATTCTTCTCTCATAGCATTCTTTAATCATTCAACAGGACAATATGAAGAGTATGTCTATAAAATTAAAGATAGTTATGATAATATGGCACATCTTGGAGGACAGGATTCTTTTTCTTTAATGCCTATACAGGGTGTAGAACTATCTGATTATCCTAGTAGAATGATGTCGATATACTTAGATCATGAAACTTGGTCTAATGATTGGGAACCTGCTTCCCCAGAAGAAAAGGACGGTTCTGATAAACCTACTAAATTTGCTGATTGGCAAAAATACTACATGGCACAGTCTATAGCAAGGTATAAATTGCTTACAAATCAGAAGCTAAGTATCGTAATACCTGGGAATGCTGAAATATGTGCAGGAGATAGAATTAATGTTAAACTAGTTAGTAAGCTACCAGATCAACAGGCCAAGGATGAACCTTGGGATAGAGAAAGTAGTGGCCAATACTTGATTCAAGAAGTAACTCATGCATATGATGCTATGACTGGAACTAATGGAGTGTTCTTAACAACACTACGCTTGATGAGAGATTCTTATGGACAAAAGGATAGAGTGTCCAAACATAACCAATAAATAAATCATACGGAGCTATACCTACTTATGGAAAGCATAGAAGCACACATTCAGAAAGATAGAGAGATTCTTTCAGATCCTACTATCAGTCCTGCTGCACGTAGACATATCAAAGAAGAGCTACATGAACTAGAAGTGTATGAAGAGCATCATCATGACGAAATAGAAGCAGGAGATCATCATGATCCTAATGCTATCGAACTATTTTGTGAGATGCACCCTGACGAACCAGAATGTTTAGTGTATGACGATTAATTATGGATGAAGCATTATCACGGTTAATGCCTGTTCATCGTATAGGAGATGATGGATTTCCTTGGTGGATTGGGCAAATAGAAGGAACATTTGATGACGATTCCAAAAATAAAGGTGGATATCGTTATAAAGTAAGAATTGTAGGAGATCATCCTGGTAGTAAGGAGATTCTTCCTACTGCTGCTTTGCCATGGGCAACCGTGATGATGCCAGTTAATGTTCCTTTTATGCCTGGTAATATTGCTGGTGCATGTCCTCAGTTAATTGAAGGTTGTTATGTAGTTGGATTTTATGTTGACAACGATAAACAAAAACCTATTATCTTGGGTTCTATTGGACAAACTCCAGGTGCTACAAAGATTGTTTATACACCAGGACCAGATAGAAATGTATTCATTCCAGGAGCTAACGCTAATTTTCCAACAGATGTATATAAAGATGGAGTAGAAGAAATTACTGAAGTTACTGAGACTGGTGGTTTTTGCGAGGATGGTGCTAGAACAGGTGGGGGTCTTTCTACAGGAAGAGAAGTAGAGGTGGATGGTAAGAAAAAGAAAGATATTCCTACACCACCATCAGTAACAGAAAGGTTAAAGAGAGAAGAGTGGTGCGACTTGCAAGCAGAGAAATGTAAGGATGTAGATTTAAAAACAAAGATGAACACCATTATTGGTCAGATGTTAGCTGATATACAGAATAATGGTGGAAACTTAGGAGATTATTATACTAATAAGATTAGTGGAAGAATAAACAGTGCAATTTCCACTAGTAGATCATATGTTAATAAAGCTATTCGTGTTGTTAGAGAATTACTAGCAAAAATTAAAGGTTATATTAAAAAATTATTAGGAGATGCTATTAATGATTTAGTCAAAGCACTTTTAGCACCAGATGATAAGGGTAACAGACTAACTCCTGTAACGGAATATTTTAATAATGCATTGAAAAATCTTGGTTGTCAAATGGCAGACTTAGGTGATCGTTTGATTGCATGGTTGACAAATGTAATGATGAGTTATGTTAGTCAAATATATCGTAATGCTGTTTGTCATATAGATGAGTTTGTAAACGGAATTATTTCTAAGATTAATCAGTTACTTAATGAAGTTCTTAGTAGTGTATTAGGTCCTCTTCAAGATATCCTTGGTGCTATTGCTGAACCACTTAATGTTATTGGTAATGCTATTAATTATGTACTTAAACTTCTAGGTATTTCTTGTACTGGTCCTGATCAAACATGTAATAAGTACAAGAAAATATGTGTTACTGGAGAAACAGAAGAGAAGGGAGATGATGAAGATTTCTTAGATGGTCTATTAAGTAGTATTGATAACTTATTTGGTGATACTCCTGGTGATTACACACAATATACTTGTGAAGAAGCATATACTGGAAAACCATTAAAATTTACTACTGTTGGATTTACAGGAGGTATTCCTCTTCCATACGATTCAAAAGGTCCTAATGGTGACAAATCTACAAAGCAACCAAAAATTACTTACAATATTAATGATATTACAGTAACTAGAGGAGAAGTTGCAATATTCACAATAACTCGTTCTGGATATCTAGAACTAGCTTCTTCTGTTTCATTCAAAACTCTAGATACACAAGGTACAGCAACTGCTGGTGAAGATTATTTCACAACAAATACTATTGTTGGTTTTCAACCAAATGAAACTGAAAAAACTGTTGAGATTAGAACACTTGGAGATCCATTAGCTAATAGAGCAAAGGAAAAGTTTTTTGTACGTATTACTAAAAATAGTCCTATTGATAGTAGTGGAATTTTGTCAAAATTTACAAATAATCTTGCAGAGTGTACTATTCAACCAGTACCAATGAAAGAAGAGTATCCTCCAAATATTCCAGCATCAGAAGATCCAGAACAAATTGGACTTCCTGAGGATCAACCAACTTTTCCTTTCGATGAGGAAGGAAATCCTACAACTGAAGCACCTCCTACGATAGATTCATCTCCATCATATGAAGTTCAAGCTAATAGATCTATTTGTCCAGAAGATGAGTTTATTATTTACACAATTACCACCAGTAATGTAGTTAATGGAACTATTCTATACTATACCTTATTTGGTGAAGGTATTACATCAGATGATATTATTGGTGGATCTTTAAGTGGATCATTTGTTATTAGTAATAACAAGGCACAAGTAACTGTTGGTATTGCAGAAGATGGTGTAGTAGAAGAACAAGAAAATTTAACTTTTGCTATTACAGGTAAAGGAGCTACTGCAGATGTTTTAATCACGAGTAAGAAAGATTTAGATCTTTCTGATTTTGATGAAGGTGTTGGTGATTCTCCAGAAACTGTATTTGATGACTTTGAACCACCTACAATTAATATTCCTGATGTAATTACTGATGATAATGGTGGTATTATTGAAATTCCTGTTGATAAACCTGGTGACGCATGGGCAGAACCTCCTTATGTCTGGATTGGTGGTGAGGGAGTTGGTGCAACTGCAACAGGATTATTAGATGAAAATGGATTCCTAACTGAAATTCGTGTTCTTTCACCAGGATTTGGTTATAAGAAGAATCTTTCTAGTAATAATGATAAGAGATGTATTATTGATACATTTACAGTTACTAAATTTGGAATTGGATATCAAACTAAACCACAGATTTATATCAATGATGAACCAGGATTAGCAGAAGCTATTATTAATGATGATGGATTTGTAATTGGTGCTAGAATGCTTGACAGAACAAAAACTTTTGAAGGATTCCCAGAAATCAAGATTGTTGGTGGTGGTGGATATGGAGCACAATTGTTGCCTTCATTAGTATGTCTAGATACAGATGGACTTTCCAAGATTGGTTCTACCAAAATTGGTACAGGTCGTTATGTTGATTGTCCGTAGGGGGTGTAGATAATGTCAGCTGCAAAACAAGAGACCTATAATAAGATTAAGCTAGAGGGTCTAGCAAATGGTAACACTCCTGATGAAACACAAGATACCAGTGGTATTAGGTTGTGTTATGCATGGAAAGGGTATCGGTCGAGAGCATCTATTTACGAAAGGATGCTACCAGATAAACTCACCACAGCATTGTGTATTGATGGTCCTGTGGGTGCTGATAATGCAATGACTTTCCATAATGATGGTAGAATTACTGTCATGACAGGAACCAGAGATCCAAACTTAGGTGCTGCTAGTGGAAGATTAAACATTAATACTTTTGGTGGTTTGCATACTCATAAAGGTAAAGTCAATATGACTTTTAGTGAAGGAACTGAAACCAAAGGTAAGACTTCAGATGGACAAGCATTAAACATTTATTGTTCAGGTGATTATGTAGAACAGACTGAAGGAGGAGAAAGGTTTATAAAAGCAAAAACAATTCTAATTGAAGCTACTGAGGATTTAGTTATAAAGGGTGGATCCGTCAAAATCCAATCAGATTCTGATATTGAAATGGCAGGTTCTGCTATCAACACTGTACAAGTCAATAAGAAAGATATAGTATTAGGTCAGAAGATGAGCTTTGGTGCTGGAGAGGAAACTTGCGTACAGTTTGATCCAAGAGCTAATCAATCGATTGTATCCCCAGGTCATATTAATAGAGTAATTGGTGGTGACTATAAGAAACTTGTTGGTGGTGTGTCTAATGTCACTGTTTCTGGTGCTCCTCTTTCTCTTCCTTTAGTTAAAGATAGATCTGCTACATATTCTGTGAAAACTTTCTTAGGTAACACTAGTTTCAACACCCTTCAAGGTGGAACACTGGTTACTTCAAGTGGTGTATATACTAATACTGTTGGATTGACTTCACTTATTACTGCTGGAGGTGCTAATAATCTTACTGCTGGAGCTCAAGTTGGTATTACCGCTGGTACTTCTGCAAATGTGACTGCTGCTACAGGTGCTGCTACAGTAACTGCTACTGCTGGTGCTGCAACTCTTTCTGCAGGAGCTGGTAAAGCAATTGTTACAGGACTTGTCGGTGGAGTTGACATAGAAGGTGGAGTTGGAGATGTTTCTATCTCTGGTAAAAACGTTCGTTTAACTTCTTCTGCATTAATTTACCTTAATTAAAAACTATGATATTTTGGATTGGATTCTTCGTTATGTTCTTCAATGAAGGATTTGTTATGATGCGACATGTATCACCGTTGTTCGCAAGACAGAGGGACAAATTTATTAAAAAGTTCGGTGAAAATATTTGGTATAGATTTCACGGTACTTTAGATTATGCTTGGATAGGACTAGTAACTATTGGTTTAATAGTAAATTCTAATAGGATACTACATATAATTGCATTAGCAACCTTTTGGTTATTATCGTTTCTAATATTCTACTTCCCACGATGGATTCGCAGATAATCGTTCTTATATACTTAATATGCTTTGTTAGTCTCGCAGGAGCTACATTTGCATTCATGTATACAGTAATGATGTCAACACTCAGAGATTTTGATAAACCTAGGGTCAGAAAGAAGACCGTAATACCCGCACCTCACCCAGAAATGCAAGGAGTGAAGTATGGAGAGGAATTGCTAGTATTCAGAAGCGAAGACAATGATTCTGAGGATGATTGATAAGTAAAACTTATGACTGTTGTAAGATATACTCATAGGTAAACTGGCACAAGGGGGTTGACTTTTGGGGGTCGAACCTGATAAATTACATTATAGCAAAAAACGAAGGACTCGAAACAATCGTAACCCTGCGTTGGATGTTCAAAAGTTTCCCATGTCGGGGCAAACTATCATCCGCAGGGTCTTTTAGTATCCTTGCGAGACAATTAAACAAAAACATGTCTATTAAATCAACAATCGCTGCTATCGCAGCATCTCCATTCCTTCTCGCTGGTGCAGCTTTTGCTGGTCCTTACGTGAACGTTGAAGCTAACTCTAGTTGGACTGGAACTAATTATACTGGAACTAATACAGACCTTCACGTAGGTTTTGATGGTGCTCTAGGTGAATCTGCTTCATACTATGTACAAGGCGGTGCTACAGTAACTTCTCCTGACGGTGCAGACGGAGATACAGTTCCTTCTGGTAAGTTAGGTCTTTCTGCTTCTTTAACTGATGCTCTTGGAGTATACGGTGAAGTTAGTTTCGTTGGATCAGGTGACGAGAACGTTGACCGTGGATACGGTTCAAAGGCAGGAGTTAAGTACAGCTTCTAAGTTGTCAATTCTGTCTAATGTGATATAATAACAGGGAGTCTTCGGACTCCCTTTTTTATTCTAAATATTTGGGAATTGAATTCCAATATGCTATCTACTCAATACCGTTTACGGTTAGAAGCAATCTGTAAAGATATTGCTTCTGGATCAGATGTTACTTTACCAGACATGATCTGGGCAGAGAAATTGGCAAAAGCAAATACTGCTGCTAGAGGCATGTTAAATACTGCAAGAAGAATGAGTACGGATCCTACTGATTCTTTTCTGAATAGCTTGAATATAGGAGACCCCGATTCAAGCAATCATCGTAGGGGTTTCGGTGATCCACAAGATGTGGTAGACTGGTTCCACCATGAACGATCTGATGACTGGAGGCAACGTGACTAAACAAACTCACATGGAAGAAAAGATCGAGATGGCGAAAGCTAGAATAAAAGAACTCGAACTTCTTATTAAACATTGGCAAAAACAAAAATGATGAGAGCAGTAATATATTCCAATGGAAGTCAGGAATGTGAGCGTATTGCTCAACTTCTTAAGTCCATTTCAACTGATTTTCATAAGTATGAGTTAGATGAGCATTTTACCAAACAACAATTTGAAATGGAGTTTGGTGGTGATGCTTCGTATCCTCAGGTCTCAGTTGATGAAAAACATATTGGCAGTATGAAAGAAACTCTGCAATATTTAAAATCTATGAACATGCTTGACAAAAAACGTTATGCCATGTAAAATCTAACCATAGTACGGACGGTCTAAAAATGACTAAGAGAAGCTACAAGAAGATTGATAAGAAAGGTCGTGAAGAGGTGTGGGAGTGGGAAGAGACTCCAGAACTCAAAGCATTTATTGCAAAACAGACAGGTACAGAACTGTCCACTCCACCCAAACGTCCTACATAATATGCTATAATAGCAAGGTACTGGGATAGGAAGATGACAACCCCAAACTGGCAACATCATTCTAATAAAGAGAAAAAACGCCACCTGAAACCTCAAGCACTTAGGCAGGCACGAGCACGTCGTGCTACTTTGATCAAGAAGTTAAGGAGGTTAAATAGTGTTACTTAGAATGCTAGACCATGGGTTATCAGTATACCATTAGTCGCAAATATGCTTTTGTTGACAATGAACCCGTTTTAATGTATTATGTTAATGAAGTACCATTTTCTTTTGATACTCTAGAAAGAGAACAGAAACAAGACAAATGGATTCTTTCTGAAGCAGCAATCAATGATGATTATACTTTAGCTGATATCTTAAAATACTCTGAGTATTTAATTGCTGAAGAATGTCATCCAGTTTTATTTGAATTAGATCTTGTTAATCCAGAACTTATACCAGAATGATCAGTGAACAGACAAGTAGGAGAATATGTAATCATATGAATAAAGATCATATGGATGCTATTCGTGGTTACTTAAAAAACTATACAGATATAAAAGATTTTCAGGAAGTAGAACTTTGTGAAATTACCAGTAAATTTATGAAAATTAAATATGATGGTAAATTTACAGAAATAAATTTTCCTCAAGAAATATCAGAGAAAGAAATTAAATCAACTCTTGTCGCAATGATCTTATGAATCAATTTACTGAATTGTTGGTTGGGACATTTGCTAATAAACGTCAAGCACAATCCCATCCTACCAGATTTGCACATATTCGTGTGCAACACCGTTTAATTGGAGAAGATCGTGTTTATGGAGAACAGGCATACAACTATCTACTCAATAGACCTTATCGTCAGTTTGTGATTGATGTGGTTCAGATTGGAGAAGAGTACCATCTTAAGAACTATGAGATAGCTAACCCTCTTCAATATGCAGAATGTAAAGGAATCGAAACAATTACTGATGACCTGTTGACATATCGTGAAGGATGCGATATTATAATGAGACAGACAGGTCCAGATTCTTACTTTGGTGGGACATCTACTTGTAACTGTTACGTCAATTGGAATGGTATTGATACATTTGTCCAAAACGAGGTAAAACTCACTAAGGACGAATACCATGTAACTGACAAAGGTTTACATAAAGAGAACCGTTCTAAAGTGTGGGGTTCTGATTATGGAGCATTTAAGTTTGTAAGACAACCGCCATCATAGCACAGCGGTAGTGCAGGGCTTTTGTAAAGCCAAGGTCGGCGGTTCAAATCCGTCTGATGGCATGGGGTGACGACCCCAAAAGGGAGTGACTGAATAATCTTTCTGGCATATAGCTGGATAAGGTGATGAGACACAGGTGGTGCTGCTGCGAAAGCAGA